CTATAAGTGGCAATTTAGATGAAAGTGAAAAGATACTTCGTAATCAACCACAAAATGATTATCGTGTTCTGTTTAATTTAGGATGGCATGAAATGAGAAGTGGAAATCTTAAAAAAGGATTTGAGCATTTAAATTATGGTAGATTTATAGGAGTATTTGGATCACCGGCTATACCTGGAAAAATTTGGAAAGATGAATCACTTGAAAATAAAACACTTCTATTTAGGTGTGAAGGTGGTTATGGGGATCAAATAATAAATTTTCGTTTTGCTAAAAGGTTTCAAGAATTGGGTGCAAGAGTTTTGGTATCATGTTCACCAGAATTAAAAGAATTGTTTTCAGATCATGGTTTTATTTGTGTAGATAGCTCGGCTTATTCAAGTATTCATTATGATTATTGGATTCCTGCAATGTCTGCTGCTTATATGTTAGGATTAGAATATGACGATTTAAAAGGATCACCTTATTTATTTTCAAAAAATCCAAAAAAACTATTTTCAAAACATGGGAATATTAAAGTTGGTATTCGTTGGAGTGGATCTCCAGAATTTGAACACGAACAATATCGAAGATTTAGACCAGAGTTTATGATCAATTTACATAACGTACCAAATACCACATTTTATTCACTTCAAAGAGATGAAAATACAATAGATGGTCTTCCATTTGCAGATATGCGTGATCAAATGAAAACATGGATTGATACTATGAATATAATATCAGATTTAGATTTAGTAATAACATCATGTACTTCTATTGCTCATTTATCGGCAGCCATGGGAAAACCAACGTGGATAGTTGTACCCGTTTTACCATATTATATTTGGTCTTTTCCTGGTAACAAAAGTAAGTGGTACGATTCGGTTACATTATTTAGACAAAAAAAATTTGGTGAATGGCAAGATGTTTTTGAAGATATTAAAAATGAATTGATAAAAATTTCTTCTTAAAAAATAATCTTTGAAAAATACATAGATATTTATATGTAATGTTATTTGTATTATTGAGGCAATGTATGAAATATATTTTAGTAAAAGACGGCAAAATATCCGGAAATCCAACAGATTTACCAAAAAGTTGGGAAAACATTTCCAATTTCCACGTTTTTGATAATGAAACATTGAAACAATATGGATGGTACCCGTATAGATTTGTAGAGGCAAATATAAATTCAAATCAATTTTACGATGGAAGTGATTTTGTTATAGAAGAAAATGAAGTAGTAGAATATCAAAAAGTTCGTAATAAAACTCAACAAGAAATAGAAGATGAAACAGAAGGAAGGTGGCGTGCAATTCGTTATCAACGAAATACATTATTATTAGAATGTGATTGGACACAGTTGGCAGATTCACCATTAACAAATCAAAAACAAACCGAATGGCAAATATATCGTCAATCACTTCGTGATATAACAACACAATCAAATCCTTTTTCTATAAATTGGCCAACACCACCAGAGGCATGAAATGAATAAATCCGTATTAAAATTGATACGAGAATTAAATTTATCTATATTCACCGAAGAAGAATTGGTAGATAAAAGTATTATTGTCCTTTTTCCTGGAAACTTTCAACCAATGGGACAACATCAAAGGGAAGAGTACCAAAGACTTTGCCGTAAATTTGGAAAAGATAATGTGGTAGTCGTGACAGATGATAAAATAGATATACAAAAACATCCGTTTTCATTCGATGAAAAGGTTACAATAATGAAAAGACACGGTGTTCAGAACATTCAAAAGTCATTAAATCCATTTTATCCAACAGAACTTATTTCAAAATTAGATGAAACGAATACAGTTTTAATAATTGCAGTTAGTCAAAAAAACATATCAGAGTTAAAACAAATAAAAAGATTAACAAGATATAACGGTTCTGCAAAATTAACAATAAGGGATATTCAAAATCCATACATATATTATTTGGTAACGAATGAAGTAAAATATGAAATACCCAGTTTTGGTTTATTGAATTTTGAAAATATACAAAAGGCATTAGGAGACAGAGATGCAAAATTATCCGAATTAAAATCCAGGTTTATATCCGTATTCGGTTGGTTTGATGCAAAAATTTTTAATATGGTTATTGGTAAAATGAATATTAACAGAGGAAAAATAGTAGAAAAATCAAATCCGTTGGCATTAGTCACTCGGTCATTTTGGAAAAAAGTTTACAATGAAATAAAATAAAGGTTATGTTATGGACATTAAAATTGATAGTGTAGAAGATGTGCAAAGACTTTTTCACGGAGACCATGAAAGTCAAAACAAAGTTCAAGTTGGATTTATTGCTGACAAAAAAGAAGACGGTGTTACTAGAGAAATTGGTGAAAAATGGTTTGATTCAGATGGACACGAATGGGAACAGAAAAAAGGATATAAGGTAAAACTTGGAAAAGTATGGCAACAAGAATTACATGAGTATTTAAATACATTTCCAAATTGTAACAAAGAAACTTGTACTTGTATGTTTCCAAAAAAACTTGATGAAAAGATGAGAAAAATTCACGGAATGTGTTTTGATTGTGTTGTAGAAATGGAACACAAAATTCGTATTGAAGGAAAGTGGGAAGAATATGAAAAAACAAAATTGAAAGAAAATGCTCTTGCTTGGTTGAGAGAAGCAGAACATGATAAAAATTCAATTATAGATGAATTGTCAAGATTAGAATTTACAAATGATTTTGGTGATATTGAAAAATGGGACACCAAAGTAAACAAAGAAGAACTGTTGAAAAAAATTGAAGATGAGTTTCAAACTTTTAAAACAGATTTTATAGAAAAGTTAGAAAAGGATTTAGAGAATATGGATGAAAAGAAATAGTATAGCCAAAGAAATATTTATAGGAATGGGTGGTGAAATATCATCAAAAAGAGTGATGATGTTTCTATCTTTTTGTATGATGATACTGATGGCTGTATTTTCTACTATTTATTCAATGAAGGTAGAACAATTTATTTTCGATGGTTTTCTTTACATAGTTGTTGGAGGATTGTTTTCAGTTGCCTCCGAAAAATTCAGTAGTGCTTTTAAAAAAGTAGATGGAGAAAAAAGTGAAACAAGTAATAATTGAAAGAGCAGTTCCAACGGATAAAAAACTTTATGCAAGTGTAAAGTCAAGGATAAAAAGAAAATATAAAGTATGGCCAAGTGCATATGCATCTGCTGCTGTTGTTAAGGCATACAAGGCAGCCGGTGGTGGTTATAGAAATGTAAAAGAAACTATAAATAATGCATCATATCAATTAGAGGGATATGTTACCGATTGTTATGACAGTATAGTTGAATTACACTTTGTTTTGGGTGAACAAACAAAACATAAAATAGAAGAAGCAGAATATCGTGGTAGAAAAGTTTCTCTCGGTAAACCATTCAGAACACCGAGTGGTCCAAAAAAGTTTTCCGTATATGTTAAAAAACCAAACGGAAATATAGTAAAAGTAAACTTTGGACATAAGGGTGAAGGTGGTAAAAAGACAATGAAAATTAAAAAGAGTAATGCAGCTCGTAGAAAATCATTCCGTGCACGTCACCGATGTCATTCACCAGGTCCAAGACATAAGGCAAGATATTGGTCATGCCGTTTTGGATGGCCGTCAAGTGGCAAAGGTGCAATAGATAAAACATAATATATGGATAAACAGTTATTCAAAAATATATTAAAACCTCAAATAGATGCTAGAACTTTTAAAAATGAAACTGAAACTGGAGAAGCAATAGCAAAGGCATACGATAAGGCATTGAAATCTAGAGCATTTTCACAATCGGGACAAAAATTTTTAAGTTCAAACATTAGTATTTTAGAGACTTCTCTAAAACAAGGTTTTAAATTAAATTCACTAACTAAAAAAAAATCAAGTGATTTGGAGCCGGGATGGTCTACAATGGCACTTGGTTTTTTTATGTATTGGACTGCAGCAAAATTCAATTTAGTTCCACCATCACCACCTGCCGCATCAACTACAAATGTTATAGTGGTGTTTCCTGGTAATGCAGAAGAACTTGCAAGAAAATTAAAAATTGCATTCAATCAAGATACGGTTGATGATTTTATAGAAATGTTATCATCGGTTCTGATAGGTTTTCAGTCAAAAATTACAGGACAATATATCGGTGTTTCTGTAAATGGTGCTCCAGTTATTATTCCTTGGGTTGGTGTGTTTGGTGATAAACCAAATGATAATGAGGATAAAAAGAAACCAAAAATAGAATTGTTATCAAAATCAACATGGATTCCAATATCAAAACCACAGGGATATTCGGTAAAATTCATAGATGGACCATTTGGTAAATATGCATCAAGATTTGATT